CAAAAGAGTTCTTCGTGATGATGGCGTACTTTGGGTGAACATGGGGGATAGCTACAACGCCGGAACCTCAGCACCGAGCAAGCCCGCGAAAACCATGCAGCACGGGTACTGGGAGCAAGGCGGCGATGCAATTGGTTCGCGACGAATTGACGCGCCGGGGCTGAAACCAAAGGATCTAATTGGCATGCCCTGGATGCTCGCCTTCGCGCTCCGTGCCGACGGCTGGTATCTGAGGCAGGATGTAATTTGGCACAAGCCAGCGCCGATGCCGGAGTCCGCAACTGATCGATGCACTAAGGCGCATGAGTACATCTTCCTCCTTGCAAAGCAACCGCGTTACTTCTACGACAACATCGCTATCGCCGAGCAAGCATCGACCGCCGGTCAACCGATCAAGATGGCAGACGGCTGGGACACGGGCGAAGGTGGACACGGAACGATCCACCGAAACGGTCGCGAAAAGGGCAAGTCGAATGGTGAGACGCAATCGGAGATCCGCAACAAGCGATCGGTGTGGACCGTGAACACGGTTTCGTTCAAGGGTGCGCACTTCGCTACGTTTCCACCAGACCTTATCGAGCCGTGCATCTTGGCTGGAACTTCCGAAGAAGGCTGCTGCGATCAGTGCGGAGCGCCGTTCGTTCGCATCACCGAGAACGAGCGAGTTGCAACCCGCCCCGCAAAGGACACTAAGACAACCGGCGACTCAATGGTGGACGGCAACCGCGACCCAGAACGTCACGTCACGCGAAGGACAACGAAGGGCTGGCAGCAGTCATGCAAGTGCGAAGGCGCGAAGCCGGTCCCGTGTACCGTGCTAGACCCGTTCGGCGGCAGTGGAACCACGGGGCAAGTCGCGCAGGCGTGCGGCTGTCACGCGATCCTGATCGAACTGAATCCGGCATATATCGAAATGCAGAAGAAGCGCGTCGAGCAAACGTCACTATTGGTTTAAGGAGGCAACATGCCAAGCGAGGAAGGGAAGTACAAACACTCCACGGCGACCGTTGACGGCTTCGGACATACGACGATTCGCGGCGTTGGAGAACTGAAAATCGAAGTCAGCGGAGGGCGAGACCTGTTACACCACGCGTTGATCGTCAAGGCAGTGCAGGATTTCCAAGATGCGATGATCGAGTACGGGTACGAAATCTATCGGGCGGCGAAATAGGATTCCGCGAATCGCGGGGAGGGGGAGCGGTGATGAAATACGTCGAACTGGTTCGCAAACAAGATGCCGAACTCGCCGACCTCCGCCAGCAACTCGCTGAGGCGAGAATCGAGTCGTTGAATTGCAAGGTGGCACATGGCACCGACTTGGAAAACATTGCAGCCCAATTGCGAGAGGCGAGCCAGCAACTCGCTGAGGCGCGGGGGAAAGTGACTCGCGAAGTGGACAGGGCGCATGCGCACGCCTGCAAAGTCATCGCGTTGGAAGAGCAACTCGCCGCCCAAGCCGCAGAACTCGCCACGCTGCGGGAGAGGCTCGCGGCGGCGGAGAGACTGGTGAAGGAGGTTGAACGAGAAGTCGAAAAGCACCCTGATTGTCTGCGTGAAGGAACCGCATTAGCAGGTGCATTGCGGGCCTGTAAGGCGTGTAGAAAACTCATTGCCGCCGCCTGGATTCCACCAAGCACGAAAGGAGAGGGGTGATGAAGTTCAACATGCGGACAATGCTAGCGTTTTTCCCGTGGATCGCGTGCGCACTGCTGGTCGTTAAGTCGTGCGACGACGGGAGACGACTGGCAGACGCGGAACGCGAGCGAGATCGTGCAAATCAATCAATTAGTCAGTGGATCGCGAACTGGGACGGTTATACGAAAGACGCCGACCGCGCAGAAGCAGAACACAAAAAAGCCCGCGATGAATACTTTCGGCTCAAGCTCCAATTAGAGGAATCAGCCCCATGACGCCCACCGAGGAAGCCGCGAAGCTGGCGAAGAAACTGGCCAGCAAATGTGCTGAGGCATCTTATCGCCGATGGAATATCGACGCAGTGATTGATGTGGATGCTGTCGAAAAAGACGTGCTCCCCATCCTCACCGCCGCATTTGCCGAGCGCGACGAAGAACTGAAGCGGCTGAGGGAGGAGAACGAAGAATGCAGGTTGTTGCTCCTCGAAGCTCGGTCAGTGTGCCAGTCGCATCAAGTAACGGCCACACGTTTTGAAGAGAAAGTGAAAGCCGCCCTGCAATACAAGGAGCCGAACAATGAAAGCTGACGAGCGAGTGAGCGACGACAGGCTTGAGGAAGTCGTCCAAACCATGCAGCGATGGTGCGATGACTCGGGGTATACCAATTTGCCATACTTCATCGACGAATCATTGTCGCTTCATCGTGAACTCCAATCCCGCCGCGCCGCCGAGCAAGCCACGCTGCCGGCGGTGGAGGAGATGGCGAAATCAATCGCGTGGGACTTTGCGCTATACGAAGGCGGCGTCGGCGAAAACTACGAAGGGCTTCGGCAGGCTGTGGTGAGTGACATGACGCCGCGCATCGCGAATTTTCTCTCGCCGCTCTACGCCAAGCTCGCCGACCTCGAACAGCAGTTGTCGCGCAACCAGCAATTCGTCGCGGACCAAGGGCAGGCGATTGCGGAGTACGCGGAAGTGCTGGGGGAGTGCAAGCGACACGTCGTCAACGAATTGATTCACGAGCGAGCCAACAACGGCAACACCGCTGAGTATCGTGAACTTCAGAACACCATCGCCCGCATCGACGCCCTGCTGGGCGCGAAAGGAGAAATCGGATGAACTACGAAGAAATGTGGCACCAGCAATGTGCTCGCGCCGATGTTGCTGAGCAAAAAGTCAAGAAGCTGAAAGCCCAACTCGCCGCCGAGGCGTCGGCTGTGGAGGAACTCAAGCAGGCATACAAAACAGCGCGGGAAATGCCATGCGATGCCAATCCGTTTTCGGATGGTCGCAAGTCTGGCTACGTGCGAGGTCTGCTGGATGCGCTGGACATCGTGACGAATTACCGGGTCGCCGCGCTGGTCCAAGCGGAAGGAACACAACCCAACTCAACCGAAAGCGAGGTGCGGGAATGACGAAGAAGCCCAAGCCAGCAGCATCGCGCGACCGCATCCAAGAGCTCGTCCGCGTGAAGGCCAGCGAGCTCGTCGGCAACGCGGCGAACTGGCGCGAGCATCCCGACGGTCAGCGGGAGGCGATGCGCGGAATCCTCTCCGAAGTCGGCTACGTCTCCGGGTTGATCGCGTTCCGAAACAAAAAGGGTCAGTTGGTCCTGGTCGACGGGCATCTTCGGAAAGATATTTCCGGCGATGAAATGGTCCCGGTGCAGGTCGTCGATCTGACGGAGGCGGAAGCGCGGAAAGTGCTGGCGACGTACGATCCGGTGGGGGCGCTGGCGACGGCGAACGCGGAGGCGCTCGGCCAGTTATTGTCAGATGTGACCATGGCCAGTAGCGACGTCATGGCCATGTTAAACGGATTACGCGATCAGGCGCAGCGCAACTCGAACTCGATCGTAGAGGTCGAGATTCCGGCGCTTCCGAAAAAGACCACGACTAAGCTTGGTGATATTTACCAGCTTGGCGAGCATAGGTTGATCTGTGGAGATTCGACCAAGGCCGGGGACGTGGCGAGGCTCATGGACAAGGCCGATCTGTGCTTCACGTCGCCGCCATACAACGCTGGATCGCCGGTTCCCCAGAAGAGAGGGCAGGCCAAAAAGTCGCACTATGCGAATTCGACCGACGATCGAGACGACTACGCCGAATTCCTTGGAAGCTTTACCGAAATCGCGCTGGCCCATTGCAGGCTTGTCGCCGTGAACCTGCAGCAACTGGGAAACAATAAGATCGCGGTGATTAAGTGGGTCGGTAGGTACGCGGAGCGATTCGTTGACAGAGCGATTTGGTATAAGGGCGGGGGGTGCCCAGCGCTCGCGAAAAACGTGATGAACAGCCGTTTCGAGGATATTTGGCTGCTGTCGCAAAGCGAGTCGCCGCACCGTTTCGAGGATATTTGGCTGCTGGCACCGAGTGAAAAGCCAAGCCGGGTAATCGAGACGGCGCAGTTTCGCGGCACGGTCAGTAACGTGATCGAGTGCGGGTCCAATGGGGCCAACAAAAACGCCGAGATCCACACAGCCACGATGCCGATGGCGGTCGCGGCATACGCAATCGGAAATTGGAGCAAGCGAGGGGCATCGATCTACGAGCCTTTTTGTGGCTGCGGAACGACGCTGATCGCCGCCGAGCAACTGGGCCGGCGCTGTTTCGGGATCGAACTGGACCCGCTGTATTGCGACGTGATCGTCGCCCGCTGGGAGGCGCTGACTGGACAAAAGGCCAAGCGTTTCGCCAGAATGGCCGACACGGCAGAGCCGCGGCGCAGGGCCGCGAAGCGCAAGCCGTAACGACCGGCGGGATATACGATGGCGAAGCGGACCGCGAAAAAGCGGCCGCCCAAGGCCAAAGCGGCTACGGGTCGGCCGCTGTTCTTTGACGCGAAAAAGACGTCGGACATGCTGGCCTGGCTCAAGGCCGGTTGCTCGCGGAATGACGCGTGCCGGCGGGTCGGGTGTTCCCGGAATACGCTCGATAACGAACTGGCCCGGAACGCGGATTTCGGGCGGCAGGTCGACGAAGCGGAGAGCGCGTCGAAAGTCCTGGCGATCGGTTGCGTGACGACGCATGCGCAGACGAACCCGACGGTCGCGCTGCAATATCTCGGGCGAAAATGGCCGAACGAGTGGGCCTACCGCAAGCCGGACGTGGTGACCCGGGCGCAGTTCAAGTCGATGATCGATCAACTGGTCGCGAATATGCTGAACGAAGTCCCGGGCGAATATCACGCGCGGATCCTGCAATCGGTCAACAACATGCTGCTGGGCGTGGTGCAAGGCGACGCGATCTCGGAGCAAGCGGCCGATGCTACGGTTTGACGACGATTTCGATCGGTCGATCGCGATTCAGGCCCTCTCGACCATGAAGGCCGCTTGCGGGCGGATGATCCGGACGACGGCGCCGAATAGCGCCCGGGATCGGCGGCAGGCGCGGTTGCATCTGATCGAGTGGGCGAAAAAGTTCCTGCCGCATTACCTCGGGGACAGCACGACGGATCTGCATCGTTGGATCGCGGATTGGTGCGATCGGTCGGTCGATGAGCGGAATCTAAAAGTAAATCTCCTCGGTCCCCGCGGGGCGGCAAAATCGGTCTACGTCACGACGGCGCACGTCCTGCGGTCGATCGTGGAGCAAACGGAATCCCTGATCTGGGTGATCTCCGAGACGAAAGAGCAGGCCCAGGCCCAGCTGGAACACGTCAAAACGGAGCTCGAAGAAAACGAGTTGTTGGCGAATATGTATCCGTGGGCGTGCGGGCGCGGGAGCGTCTGGCGGGTCAATCGGATGGTCACGCGCAACGGCGTCACGGTCGAGGCGTTCGGGACGGGGCAAAAGGTCAAAGGGCGTCGCGCTGGGGCCAGCCGGCCCAGTCTGGTCGTGCTGGACGACATCCAGTCGGAACCGGTGATGACGTCTCCCGATCGGCGGCGGAAGAACGCGGACTGGCTGCAATCCGCGGTAATGAAAGCGGGGAGTCCGCAAACGAACTTCTTCAATGTGGCGAACGCGCTCCATCGGGAGGCGATCGGGTCGCAGCTAACCCGTACGCCGGGCTGGGAGTCGAAACGGTTCCGGGCGATCGAGGCTTGGCCGGCGAATATGAAGCTGTGGGACGAATGGTCCCGGCTGTATCACGACGTCGAGAATCCGCAGTGCAAGCAGATCGCGAAACGGTTTTTCGAGGACAACAAAAAGGCGATGACGGCGGGGGCGAAATTACTCTGGCCGGACCGTGAGGATCTGTATTCCCTGATGTGCCTGCGGGAGGAGGGCGGGCGGACGACGTTCGAACGGGAAAAGCAATCGCACGAAATCAATCCCGAAGAGTGCGAGTGGGGCGACGAGTTTTTCCCGGAATCGGTCTGGTTCGATCACTGGCCGAAACAGTGGCGGGCGAAGGCGGTGGCGCTGGATCCTTCCAAGGGCAAACGGGACAAAATCGGGGATTATGCGGCGTTCGCGAAAGTGATGTTGGGGCTCGACGGGCATATCTACGTGCAGTGCGATATGGCGCGCCGGCCGATCTCCCGGCTGGTCACGGACGGCGTCGCGATCGTGCGGGAGTTCAAGCCGACGGGGTTCGGGATCGAGGTCAACGCGTGGCAGGAACTGCTGTGCGCGCCGTTAGAGGCGGGGTTTCACGCGGCGGCGCTGGTGATGCCGCCACCGATTCCGATCGAGAATATGGAGGCGAAAGAAGTCCGGATTCGGCGGCTGGATCCGTGGCTGTCGACGGGGAAACTGCATTTCCTGGCGGGATGTCCGGGGACGGCTTTGCTGGTCCAGCAACTGCAGGACTTCCCACTCGGGGACCACGACGACGGGCCGGACGCGCTTGAGATGGCGATTAGGGTTCTGCTATACATGCTGGGCATGGGCAATATCCGCGAAGGCCGCGTCGGGAGTCTCGTCTAATGGTCGATACGTTGAACGTCACGACGGAAGATCTGCAATTGGCGAACGCTCGGCGGCAGGTTGCGGCGGCGGAAATGAAAATTCTGGCCCACCTGACGGACACGCTGGAAGCGACGGCGCAAATCTACTGGCCGGACGGGGGAGTCCAGGTCAGCGGCGCGGTCGATAAAACGGTGATGGACGCGATCCAGGACAATCTGCCGTTCCAGGTTCCGCAGTGGCCGGTTTGCTCGACGCTCGACGAAGTGTTCGCGATTCAGGAGATGTCCCGGACGCTGATCGCGTACAACGAATTCGCGAAAGGGGCGGTCAAGAACCGCTGTAACTTCGTCGTGGGCTACGGCCATACGGTCTCGATCGTGGCGAAGGAAGGCTTCGAGATCACGACGGGCGAGAAGGCGGCGGCGCTCGGTGTGGTGCGGGCGTTCATCAAACGGAACAAATGGCGGCAGCGGCAGCGGGCGACGCAGTTGCGGTTGGATCGGGACGGGGAGGTATTCCGGCGGAAGTTCATCACGTCGGACGGGATCGTCCTGCGATTCGTGGAACCGCGCGACGTGGCACCCCCGGATGAGTACAAAGAGGCGGACCCGTTCGGGATCATCTTCGCGCCTGGGGACGTGGAAACGGCGCTGGGGTACTGGGTGAATACGGGCAAGGGGATCGAGCAGATCGAGGGGCCGAGCGTCCAGCATTTGAAGCTGGACGACGATATGGGCTGTCCGCGGGGCGTCCCGCTGTTGATGGCGTGTCGGCGCAGTCTGGCGGGGGCGTCGGCGATCCAGCGTAATACGGTGGCGCTGACGAAAATTCAGAGCCATTACGCGCTGATCAGGAAGCATACGAACGCGGTGATGGCGTCGATCCAGGCGGCGGTCGCGGCGACGTCCGACGTCCAGGTGACGAATCAGGCCAACGGGCAGGTCAAATACGGGAAGGAACACGGGCCGGGCGGGATTCATGACGTCCCGGACGGGGTCGAGTACGAATTTCCCTCGGCGGCGTCGAAGCCCGAAAACTTCATGCCGCCGATGGCCGGGGCGCTGCGCAGCGCGGCGGCGTCGCTGGTGATGCCGGAATATATGTTCACGGCAGACGCGTCGAATGCGAATTACGCGTCGACAATGGTCGCAGAGGGTCCGGCGGTGCGGGAATTCGAGGCGGCGCAATGGGATTTGATCGACGCGGATCGCGAATTATTCGAGGAAGAATTAGAGCTCGCCGCCGCGAGGGGCGTCATTTCGCCCGACTTGCTCGAGCGCGCGGAGATCAGAATCGAAGCGCCGGACCCTGCCGTACGGAATCAGAAAGAGCAGGCGGAAGTCCGGACGATGGACCTGGCGTTAGGGGTCAGCCCGCAAACGCTGATGACGGAGTCCGGCAGGGACTATGAAACGGAAATGGCTAACACGGAGGCGCATATCGAGCGCACGGGCGGGAATCCGGGCGCGGCGTTTCCGTTGATGGCGAATAAGCCGGAACCAGAGCCGAAGCAACCGCCGGCGGTTTGACAATCTGCGCTGTGGCAAGTATCAATTGGGACTGAGCTTCCCCGCTCAATAGGCGCCGTGGGGCCAGTCACCAAACAAGCCCCCGGCGCCATCTTTTCCTAGGGGAACGCATGGCACGACGCCTTAACGCGATCGATCAGAGGATCGCGGCGAAGTCGCACATTCTTCAAATTGTGCGCATTCAGGCGGCAGACGCGATCGGCTGGATGATCCAGCGGGAAATGGCCGAGCAGGTCGGGCGGATGACGCGGCTGGTCGAGAGATCGGCGAAGCTGACGGCGCCGTGGGACGCGAAGCGAATCGCCTGGCTGAAAACGCAGCTAGAGGAAGGGTTCGCGGAGATGATGGCGGACGCGGAGGATTCCTACAACGCGGCGTTGCGGGATTTCGCGGTCGAGTCCTACGACTGGGCCTGCAAGCTGCTGTTGCGGTCGGTCCCGCGGTGGTATTTCCGGTCGGTCCTGCCGACGGCGGTGATCGGCGAAGCGACGGTGCCGAATCCGCCGATCGTGCCGAAAAAAATCATCATTTCGAAAAAGGTTTTCGATAAGTACGTCGCGCCGGCGCTCGAGGTCGATAGCTACGTGGAACCGGTGACGGACGGTGAGCGGATGTCCGACGCGGACTGGGAGGCGTTCGCGCAGGAAGTGATCTTCCCGCCGCTGACGCTGTCGCAAATCGAAACGATGGTCGAGTCCGATCAATGGCGTAAGACGTTCCCGGGGAATAAATCCAAGTTCAATGATCCGGCTTTCCGCGATCGGCTGGTCGAGGGGATCGCGGGCGGGAAAAACGTCGACGAGCTTACCAAGTCGATTCGGGACCTCGAGGATGGCGTCTATTGGAAGGCCCGGCGGACGGCGCGCACGGAATCGCTTCGCGTGTCGGAGGCTGCCCAGCGAGAGACGTGGGACGATCTGGGGGAGATGATGGCGGGGGCGCAGATTCTGGCGGTCCTGGATCAAAACACACGGTCGGAGCATGCGCAGCGGAACGGGCAGATTTACGCGCGCGAGCCGGCGGCCGGGGAATTGCCGCTCGACGAATTGCCTGGTCTCCCGGATGAACCCAACTGCAGGTGCTGGACGGTCCCGGTGATGGTCCCGCCGGACGAAGTCGCAAGCGATCCGGCGTTAAATGCGATCTTCGAAAACTCGGGGGGCGCGAACATCCCGGACCCGGCGGCCTACGATAAATGGTTCGATCAGGCGGACGAAGGGGCGCGGAAGCTGGCGGTAGGGGCGGTCCGCTATAACGACGTGGCTGGTATGCTCAATGGCGTGCGGCGGCCGGAATGGACGGATTTTATCGATCCACAGACGGGGAGCCTGATGACGCGGAACGATCTGAAGCGCGAGAGCGACGCGGATCGAGAGGATCGGAAACGGGCGGCGCACGAAGTCCTGCGGCAGCGTGAGGCGATGGTGCGGGAGATCGCGGCGAAGGGATACATTGCGAGGTAGGGCGATGGCAAAAGCAAAGGTCAAAGCGTTCCAGGTCACGGAAGATCATTTCCGGGGCGCGACGGCGGTCCCGGAATGGATGGAAGGGCGAGCGCGTCTGCTCGATTTCGACGGGATCTCCGGGAAGATCGAAATCACGCAACACGGATCGTATTGGCTGGTTCGTCCGGGCGAGTGGTTCGTGTTTCTTGAGCCGGGTTTTATCGTGGCCGGCGCGCGAGTGTTCCACGAATACTACGAACCAATTGAGTGATCCGATGGCGAAGGGATTTCAAGTCGCGCGCGTGACAAATCACCCGCTCGCGGTGCGCCTGGAAGAGATCATCGCGGGCGTCGTCGCGGAGGCGGAAAGGGAGTCCGCGTGGCTGACGTTGCGGATCGAAATCAGCCTGGAAGCTGGCAAGATTCGGACGCTGCGGGAGGTCGTCGACCGGACTTGGAAGGAAGGGCCGAACGGCGCGCAGCGGGGAGAAGTGTTGACAGAAAAGGCTTTGCGGCCCTAATATACGCGCGTGGGATGTGAGCGCGTGAGGTATGCCCAGAAGGCAGCCCGCAGTTTTCCGTAGGGGGAACTGCGGGCTTTTTCATTCCAGGGCATAAAAATGCCCCTGCAACGGTGAGACGTTCAGGGGCTGGCCCAAACCTTGGAGGAGGTTCGAGCGATGGAGATCGTAGCATGTTCGTGGATCGTGATTCCAGTCGGGCGGAAGTATGCGGCCAAGGTGGACGCAACAGACGCAGAATTGATTGCCGGTAGGAGTTGGCATTTCGTGACGTTCGGAGGTTTGTTGTACGCCCAATCGGGAAAGTCAGCGGCATTCCCAGTTTCGGAAATGATGCATCGATTACTGATGCAGCCGGGTCCAGGAATGGTGGTTGACCACAAAAATGGCGACGGACTCGACAACCGACGGCACAATCTCAGGGTTTGTACGCGGACCCAGAATCAACAAAACAGAAGAAAGATCAAGCCGGCAAGTTCAAAATACAAAGGCGTTTATTGGAGTTCCGGTCTCTGCAGGTGGCGTGTAGAAATCAAAGTCGACGGAAAGAAGATCAGCGGCGGTTCATTCAGTAATGAAGAGGACGCTGCGAAAAGCTACGACGAATTGGCGACGAAGCATTTTGGCGAATTCGCGAGATTGAACTTAACGGGGTAACCATGGCGACTGAGGACGTGACCGAAGTTGTCAGCGAGTCGATCGCGGCCGGGACGAAAGTCGAAAACGGCGTCGTTCGAAACGTCAAACTGCTCGGGAAGATCAGCAAAAACAAAGGCGGAATTTATCCCGTCGAGGTGATGCGCGAAGCGGTCGGGCGGTACGAAAACGCGAAAGTAAATATCGATCATACGCGGGAGGCGAATCCCAATACGTCGTTCTGGGGTCGGTTCGGCGTGGTGCGGAATCCCCGCGTGGTGGGCGAAGAAGTCCGCGGCGACGTGCATTTCAATCCGAAACACCCGGCGGCGGAACAATTCATCTGGGCGGTCGAGAATCAGCCGGAATCGATCGGCTTTAGCCATGTGGCGGCGGTCGATTGGACGCCGATCAAGGGCGGGCGGGTCGCGAAGCGAATCAGGAAGGTTAAGAGCGTGGACGTGGTCGCGGATCCGGCGACGACGGACGGCGTTTTCGAGGACGTCAACGATGAACCAGAAATCACGGAACTGCCGCTGACCGGTCGATCCAGGGCGCTGTCGACGTTGTCCGATGACGCGTTCGCGTTCGTGGAACCCGGTGGCAAAAAGGACGCGAGCGGGCGGACGACGCCGCGTTCGAAACGGCTCTGGCCGCTGGACAACGCGGACGCGGTCCGGGCGGCGTTC